GCCATGAGGCATATCTAGCGTTCTACGAAGGGGTTGAGCCTTCCGAAGAGCCAGAAGAGCCTTCAGTGAGCCGTATAGAGGCTCTCAGGGCTGTTGTAGCTGAGATACTAAAGACTGACTTTGCTAAGGCTGAGTATCAAGGCGAAACTGTTACCTTAAACAAGCCACGGCGTATCAAGGGTGGCAACAAGAAGTTTGAAGTATTTGTACAGGACGGTGGCAAGGTTAAGCGGGTAGCTTTCGGTGATCCTAACATGGAGATCCGTAGGGACGATCCTAAAGCTCGTGCCAATTTCCGCTCCCGCCATTCGTGTGATACTAAGAAAGATAAGACAACGGCTGGCTACTGGTCATGTCGTATGTGGGAATCCAACACATCGGTGGGTGAAATGACAAAGAATATCGAAGGTAAAATCCTCAAGACTGACGACGAACAGCGTATGGTCTACGGATGGGCTTCTGTAGTTACGGAAAAAGGTGAAGCAGTTATTGACCGTCAGGGTGACGTTATCGAAGCTGGCACACTGGTAAAAGCTGTTAATGAATTTATGGAGCATGTGCGGGTCGGCAAGGCTATGCACGTTGGAGATCAGGTTGGCGTAGTTGTCCACTCTCTTCCTATCACTAAAGAAATTGGTGATGCTCTTGGTATCCAGTCTGATCGTGAAGGGTGGGTCGTTGCTTACAAAGTATTCGATGATACCGTTTGGAATATGGTCAAATCTGGTGAACTCGCTGCGTTCTCTATAGGTGGACGTGCTATTAAGGAGGAAATCTAACTTGCCTAATCTCCTGAAAAACTTGCACCTTGAAGAACTTTCCCTTGTGGATCGTCCAGCCAATGCTCAGGCAATGGTATCACTCTTCAAGCGTGACAATTCCGAAGAGGAAATTACGAAAATGAATGAAGAAATGGAAGCCAAAGTAAAGGCGTACATGGACGACAAAGGCTGTGGACGTGGCGAAGCTATGAAGGCTCTCGGCTACGACATGGAAAAGGCTGATGAAGTTGTAACCGAAGAGGTCGCTGAGAAAGCCGCTCCTGAAGTTGACGTTGAGGCACTTAAGTCTGATGTTGATCGTCTTACTGCCGAAAACCAACACCTCCGCAAAGGTCTGATTGACAACGGTTACGTTATTCGTGCTGACTCAATCGAGAAGAAAGCGGAAGAAGAAATGATGGACATCGACGGTGAGATGGTTGCTAAGAGCGACATCCCAGCCCCAGTCCTGAAAGCACTCGAAGCTGCTGCTGTAGCCAAGCGTGAACATGAAATCGAAAAGGCTGACCTTGAGTTGACAAAGAAAGCGGAAGAAGTTCTGCCACACTTTGAAGCTGATGCAGCCAAGTCTCTTCTGAAGTCATTCTCAGAAGACGAAGGAATTATGGTAATGCTCAAAGCTGCTGATGCTGCCTTTGAAGCCTCCATGCAAGAATTTGGTAAGTCCGATGTAGACGGTGAGTTCGCTACCTCTGCTGACAAACTGGATGCTCTCGTAAAGTCCTACATGGACGAAAACCAACTGAAAAAGAGTGAATTTGCCAAGGCTTATGCTGCTGTAGCTAAGACCGATGAAGGCCGTACACTCATCAATAAATCCTACAAAGGGGAATAACAATGGCCGTTATGCAGTCTCGTGATAACCGCACTTTCGTTGCAGGGGAAGACCTCTCAGCAGCACAATTTAAATTCGTAACTCTGGAAGCTGACGGTCAAGTTGACCTTGCTGACTCCGCTGGTGAAAACGCCATGGGCGTATGTCTTGTCGGTGGTACTGCTGGTAACGCAGTAACAGTATGCGTCTCAGGTTCAGTTATGGTAGAAGCTGGTGGTGCAATTACCGCTGGTGACCAAATTCAAACTGGCGCTGATGGTACAGCCTTGCTTGCAGCAACTGGTGATATTATTCTTGGATACGCTCGTGAAGACGGTGTAGACGGTCAGATCATCGAAATCGAAATGATCCAAGGTGGCAACGCAGCCGCCTAATCTAGCATTTAAGGAATAACATAATGCCTCTTTTAACTCCCTCACAGGTACATATCGACCAGCCGTTGTCTAACTTGACGCTGGCATTTGTACAAGACCAAGCTAGTTTTGTAGCTGACAAAGTGTTCCCTACTGTAGGTGTTGCACGTCAGTCTGATAAATACTACATCTATGACCGTGCTAACATGAATCGCTCAGGTGATGTTAAGAAACTAGCTCCACGTACCGAAGTAAATCGTATTGGTATGGCAATCTCCAACTCCTCATACTATGCAGACGTTTATGGTCTTGGTATGGACTTCGATGAGCAAACTCTTGCTAACGAAGATGCAATGTTGGAAATTCGTTCTGCTGGCGCACAGACCTTGACAACCCGCTTGTTGATCCATCGTGAAAAGCAGTTTGCTGACACGTTCTTCAAAGCTGGTGTCTGGACAACAGATGCTGCTGGTGCAGCTAGTGGTGCTGGTACCCCAGTTTACTGGAACGACTACACTAACTCAACACCAATATCAGACGTTACTGTTGGCGCTCGTACTATGCAGTTGACTTCTGGTGGCTTCAAACCAAACACAATGATTGTTGGTAAAGAAGTACGTGACATCTTGGTTAACCACCCAGATATCCTTGCACGTTTGAACGGTGGTTCTACCATCAACAACCCTGCATTGATCACAGACAACAAACTCGCAGAAATCTTTGGCGTAGAAAACTTCTTCGTCATGGAAGCTGTAGAGAACACTGCTGCTGAAGGTCTGGCAGAATCTTCTGCCTTTATTGGTGGTAAGAACGCTCTGTTGGCACACGCACCCCGTGGCGCTGGTCTAATGACCCCTGCCGCTGGTCTGACATTCGCATGGAACTCAGTTCCCGGCGTAAACAACCTCGGTATTACCGTTGAGTCCTTCTCTGACGATGCTCTGAAGCGTCAACAGGTTGCAGAACACATCCAAGTTAAAATGTCCTATGACATGAAAGTCACAGGTGCTGACTTGGGTTACTTCTTCTCAGCAATCATACAGTAAGATACCTTACTATACTAAAGGGAAACCCTGAGATTAGTCTTGGGGTTTCACCCAAATATAAAAGAACATAACAGTATTCATATAATGGAGAGTTCCTATGCACCCTACACACTTGGGTTGGCAGGTCGATTGGCCTGTATTTATTAAGACACCTCTTTCTGCCAATGGTAGGAATTGGAAACGTGGAGACCATTTTAACTGGTTAGAACTAAGCATGGAGCAAGATAAAGTAGCTTCGCTGTACGTCTCTGGTTATTTGTACCACAATAAAGACCTAGAGGTTCAGAATAAAGTTGGAGATCGACTGTCTGAACTGGCTGGTAAGGAACTAGAGACACTAGTGAACCTACTTAATGTTGAGGTCAGGAACCGTACCTCCAGTAAGTCAGAGTTTGAAGCCAAGAAGTGCAAGAAGTCTAAGATTGACGACAAGCAACGAGGTCTTATCAGACGCTTCCTAAACAGCAACCGCTGGATTTCAGAAGACTTCTACGACATTAGAGACAAGGTTCTCGCAGAATAAACAACGGAGACGACTTACATGGCATGGTCTTACGATCCTACAGACTTGGATACCACCACGGCTTCTGGTCGTCTCAATACAGTACGCCTGTTGGTTGGAGATACCGACACAGTTGACCAGCAGGTTCAGAACGAAGAGGTTACGTTTGCCCTCTCTGAGAATGGTAACAACGTGTACTACTCAGGTGCTTGGATTGCTCGTGTCATTGCCTCTAAGTATTCCCGACAGGTAACGACACAACTGAGTGGTGCCTTAAGTGCTGACTATTCAGACCTAGCAAAACAGTACCAAGCTCTCGCAGACAACCTAGAGTATCAGGGTAAGACCGCAGGTGCTTCGGTGGGTGTCTTAGCTGGGGGTATCACTAAGAGTACCGTTGAGGCTGTAAGGAGAAACACTAACCGTATCGAAGGTTCCTTCCGCAGAGATAGATTTAAGAACCCACCAAGCTATCAAACACCTGAATACGAATAAGGAGTAAGATATGTCATTTCGCTCCTTTGACTTGCTTAACCTAGTTAGAGACTTTGGGGAAACCCTCACTCTACGCAAGGTTACAACGGCTGGAACTTATAACCCAGCTACAGGTGCTATAGATAACTCAGCTACAACCGATTACAATGTCACAGGATACCTCTACAATTATAACGTAGGTGTCATAGGTGGTAACGATGAGGTTGTTCGTGGAACTCGCAAATGCGTTATCTCAGCTTTAGACCTAGCCGCCATCCCCGACTTTGATGATCTGATCGTAGGTAGTGGTGACACAGTTAAGATCAAGTCTGTTCTGTCGTTATTTTCCGCTGGTACTGCTATAGGTTACATCTGTGACGTGGGAGAATAACTTATGTCAAAGCAAAGCACAATTAAGATAAATAAGAGTTTTGACGACAAGTTTCTTTTGCTTGGTCAGACAGTGGAGGGTAGGGTAAAAGACCAACTGTTTTCTATGGCAGACTTTGCTATTTCTAGGTCACCTGTAGACACTGGTGCTTATGTAGAATCATTTTCTATGCTACCTGTAAACAAGGGTGGTGGTCGCAGAAAAAGCTCTGACGCTCGTACTGCCAGTGTAAGACAAGGTACAGCTAATCGTGAACAGTTCACAGAGATAGCTAGAGACAACCTTTACTCTGACATAAACAAGTACGATATAGCTACGGATGATAAGGTTGTCATTAGGAACCGATCCCCACACGCTCAAGACGTAGAAGAGGGAGATGGTCCAAGTTGGCGTAGACCGGGCTACAAAGTCTTTGCTCAAATAAGGAACGCCTATGGCTAGTATTCACAATGATATTCGGGCTGCACTTGAGAGCCACTTAGCTGCAACCTCGGACCTACCCTCTGTAGCCTATGAGAACGTAGCATTTGAGCCTACAACAGGCACTAGCTTCCTTAAGGTACAGTACCTCCCGACAGTCACTAGACCCGCTGTAAGGGGCTTAAACCCACAGTTGAGATACCAAGGTGTATTCTCTGTAACAGTCTTCTCCCCCGAAGGTCAAGGCCCAGCTACCGCAGACGACTACGCTAATAAAGTGATAGACGCCTTCGCAGCAACCACTGACATCTCATTTACAAATGCAGATACAGAAACAATCATAGTGTCTATTGATTACGCTGAACGTCAGCAAGGTATGATAGACAGTCCTTGGTACTTTGTTCCGATCAACATCGGCTGGTACATATACAAATAACTTCCAATAGGAGAAACCAACATGGCCTTTGCACAGGGTTCACGCTCCAGTCTGTCGTTTATTACTGAATCTACGTTTGGTACGACACCCGCTGGCAACTTCACTAACCTCCCATTCACCACACACTCTTTGAACCTTACTAAAGATCGTGTAGCTGGCAATGACATTCAAGCTGACCGTATGACTCGTGTTGACCGTCAGGGTAACCGTCAAGTA